CAAACACTAACTGAATATTCATATGGCTTTAAAGAAAAATGACTTTAGTTCGATCAAGAAAAAATTCTCATCGGACGCAAAATACAAACCACAAAGATTTTTTGATCTTGGTTCCGAATTCTTGGATGCGGTAGGTTTACCTGGTCCCGCAATTGGACACCTTAATATATTATTGGGTCACTCCGATACTGGTAAAACAACAGCACTTATTAAAACTGCGGTCGATGCTCAAAAGAAAGAAATACTCCCTGTTTTCATTATTACCGAACAAAAATGGTCTTTTGAACACTCAAAAATAATGGGGTTTGAGTGTGAGGAAGTAGTTGATGAAGAAACAGGTGAATTAACTTGGGACGGATTCTTCTTGTTTAATAACAACTTCAGTTATATTGAACAAATTACAGATTACATTAATGGACTATTGGACGCGCAAGAAAAAGGTGAATTAGATTATTCACTTTGTATTATGTGGGATTCAGTTGGATCAGTTCCTTGTAAAATGACTTACGAAGGTAAAGGAGGTAAACAACACAACGCCTCCACATTGGCGGACAAAATTGGTATGGGTATTAACCAACGTATTTCAGGATCTCGTAAAGCGGATTCTAAATATGAAAATACCTTAATCATTGTTAATCAGCCTTGGGTAGAATTACCTGACAATCCATTTGGTCAACCTAAGATCAAAGCAAAAGGTGGTGAGGCAATTTGGTTAAACTCTTCTTTGGTATTTTTATTTGGTAATCAAAAAGGTGCGGGAACAACAAAGATCACAGCAACAAAAGATAAGAGAACTGTAAAGTTTGCTTCAAGAACAAAAGTGTCGGTTATGAAAAACCACATTAATGGACTTGGTTTTGAAGATGGGAAAATTATTGTAACCCCACACGGTTTCTTGCCAGGTAAAGACACTACAGAAGAAAAGGTATCAATAGAAAAGTATAAGAAAGAATATGCTGACTATTGGAAAGACATAATCGGAGTTGATGGTGACTTTGATTTGAAAACGGAAAAGGAAGAGGTTGAGTAGAAATCATTTAAGTTTTAGGAAGTGTCCAAAACATTATTAGTAGACGGAAATAATTTATTGAAAATTGGATTTCATGGTGTTAGAGAATTCTATCACAATGGGAAACACGTTGGTGGTGTTTGGCACTTTCTGAATACTCTACGTAAATTCTTGGAAGAACACAACTATGATAAGGTTGTGGTATTTTGGGATTCTAAAACCTCATCTTCACAAAGAAGATTGATTTATCCAAAGTACAAATTGAATCGGAGACCTTCCGAATCGGAACAAAAAGAAGATGCATTCTTGGAACAAAAACAGAGGGTTAGACAATACCTCGAGGAGATGTTTGTAAGACAATTGGAGACGGAGAACTCAGAGGCTGATGACTTGATAGCTTATTACTGTCAAGTATCATTAGATGAGACAAAAACTATATTCTCGAGTGATAGGGACTTAACCCAACTTATCTCTGATAAGGTCTCAATTTATTCGCCATCCACAAAACAATATTACAAGTTGGGGGACAAGATTAAATTACATGATATTGAAGTTCCCCACTTTAATGTTAAAACCGTAAAGATACTCACTGGTGATAGTTCCGACAACATTGACGGGATATTTTATCTTGGTGAGAAAACTTTAGTTAAATTATTTCCTGAACTACTTGAAGAAATAGTACAAATACCCTATATTTTAGGTAGAAGTACTAATTTACTTAAGGAGGAAAAGGGGAACGTAGCTCTTCAGAACCTATTAAGTGGTAAAACTAAAGAAGGTATTTTTGGTGATGAATTCTTTGTGATCAACCAAAAACTTGTCGACTTAGATGAACCACTCTTAAGTGATGAAGACAAAGAATTAGTTAGTTTATATTACACTGAGTCGATGGATCCCGACGGAAGAGGACATAGAAATCTAATTAGAATGATGATGGAAGACGGATTCTTCAAATACCTACCAAAAGGTGACGACGCTTGGGTAAGTTTTTTGAAACCATTTCTTAAGTTAACAAGAAAAGAAAAAAGTAAGTTTAGAAACAAAAAGTAGAAAACAAAAAAACTATGAAAGAACAAGAAATAACAAAAGTTGAATTTTTGTTAATGTGTAATGACAACATCGTGGTTCAACGATTCTTTAATGTGAGAGGTTTTAACAGAAACGCTCACAAATCAGAAGAGTTTTACGACTATATTGATAATCTATGTAGCGAGTTACAATATGATTTGAAGATGAGAACTGTGACCTATATGTTGGACAATCAGTATGAAATTTCAGAGAACCCTGACGTTTTAAATACGTCAATTACCGATGGTCCTGAGAATTTTAACCTAATTATTAAGCTCGGAGATATGACAATTTGTCAGAGAGTATTCGACGCTAAAGTATACCCTCCGAAGGTCAGATATACCGTAGACCTACGCCCAAAACTAAAAACCATACTTGGTATCCTTACTGACATTTTTTCAGGTGGAAAATTTAATTTCGCGTACCCTGAATTTATCAAAAACTAATACTATTTATTTTTACTAACGGAAAAAAACTATATGGCGACAGGTAAGAATTTTGAGTATTTAGGTAATACCTTTCAATTACAATTATTAAATCAAATCATCGTAGACAAAGACTTTTCACATTCAATTATTGATGTGATTGAGAACAATTATTTTGAAAATAAGTACTTCAAAATAATCATTCAGATGATTAGAGAGTATTACGTAAAATACGACCACACCCCGTCGTTTGAAACTCTTGAACAAATTACAAAATCAGAACTCCAACAGGAGATCGCATCTAAGATTGTTATGGATACAATTAAGAAAATTAAGGATGCACCTATTGATGGCGTAGGTTTTGTACAAGAAAAAGCTTTAAAATTCTGTAAACAACAAGAACTACAAAAAGTAATGGGTAAGGCTCAAAAGATCATCGATGGTGGTGAGTTTGAGAACTACGACACACTTGAAGAAATGGTTAAAACCGCTCTTCAGGTTGGAGCAAAAGACACTTCTATGTTAGACGTATTCTCCAACCTTGAACAAGTTCTTGAAGATGATTACAGACACCCAATTCCAATGGGAATACCAGGTATTGATAGATTATTGAAAGGTGGTTTGGCAAAAGGAGAAATTGGCGTTATCTTAGCACCAACAGGTGTTGGTAAGTCAACTATCTTAACCAAGATGGCGAACCACGCATTTAATCTTGGATTTAACGTACTACAGATATTTTTTGAAGACAACCCAAAGGTTATCCAAAGAAAACACTTCACTTTATGGACTAAGATTCATCCTGACGATTTGTCAGAAAAAAGAGATGAGGTAATGTCTAAAGTTAGAGAAATCGAGGAGTCAATGCCAAATAAGTTGATTATGAAAAAGTTACCATCGGATACTATGACGATGTTACAAATCAAAAATCAAATTAGAAAAATGGTTTCTGATGGGATTAAAGTTGATATGATAATTTTAGATTACATCGATTGTGTGGTACCTGATAAGAACTTAGGTGATGAATGGAAGAGTGAAGGGTCTGTAATGAGAGCATTTGAAGCAATGTGTCACGAGATGAATATTGTAGGATGGACCGCGACACAAGGTAACAGATCATCAATTTCATCAGAAGTGGTTACAACAGATCAAATGGGTGGATCAATTAAAAAAGCTCAGGTGGGGCACGTAATTATATCGGTCGCTAAGACATTACAACAAAAAGAAATGAAGTTAGCAACCATAGCAATTACTAAATCAAGAATCGGTGATGATGGGGTCGTATTTGAAAATTGTAAATTTGATAATGCGATGATTGAAATTGATACTGAAAGTACAACAACGTTCTTAGGTCTTGAAGAACAGAAAGAAGAAAGACAAAGACAACGAGTTAAAGAACTCTTAGATAAGAGAAAACAACGAGAAACACAGTCAAATTAACAAATAAGTAAATTATAATAAATGGAAAAAATACTAGTAGAAAATCCTGGTCGATTCGTCATCTTCCCTATTGAACACAACGATATATGGGAATATTACAAACAACACCAAGCTGCTTTTTGGACAGCTGAAGAGGTGGATTTAACAAACGACATCAGAGATTGGGAAACATTAACTGATAATGAGAAATACTTCATCAAAAATGTATTATCATTTTTCGCGGCATCAGACGGGATTGTGAATGAAAACTTGGCAGAAAACTCCTACCGAGAAGTACAATACCCTGAGGCGAAATTCTTTTATGGAATCCAATTGGCGATGGAAAACATCCACTCACTTATGTACTCACTTTTGATTGACACATACATTAACAACCCGAAAGAGAAAGATGAATGTTTCAACGCAATCGATAGATTACCAGCAGTTCAGAAAAAAGCTAAATGGGCATTGGATTGGATTGAAAACGCATCGTTCGCAGAAAGATTAGTTGCGTTCGCAGCGGTCGAAGGTATCTTTTTTTCAGGATCGTTCTGTTCCATATTTTGGATGAAATCAAGAGGAATAATGCAAGGTTTGTGTAATGCTAACTCACTTATTTTTAAAGATGAGAACTTACACTGTGATTTTGCAATCCACTTATTGAATAACCACTTGGAAAATAAACCTTCAGAGAAAAGAATCAAAGAGATTGTATTATCTGCTCTTGAGATTGAAAAGGAATTTATCACAGAATCACTTCCAGTTTCACTAATAGGAATGAACTCAAACCTTATGAAACAATACCTTGAATTTGTGGTTGACGGATTACTCGTTAAGATGGGTTGTGGTAAACAATTCAATGTCGAACAACCGTTCAAATTCATGGAGCAAATTGCTGTTGAAACAAAAGGTAATTTCTTTGAGTCCAGAACTATGGAATATCAGAAGGCGAAATTGAACGAAACAATAACATTTACAGACGACTTTTAAATTTAGATTATGTCATTAAAAATTATTAAACGAGGTGGTGAGATTGTATCATTTAACCCACAAAAAATTTACAACAGAGTTAAAAGATCTGCAAAAGGTTTAAACGTAAATTCGGATGAGATCTTCATTAAGGTTATTACTTCAGTACCAACTGAGGGTGAAATAACAACTAAGGAACTTGATAAGTTAGTTAACGAGATTGCAGCGTCTTATACCGGTAGTCACCATGATTACTCAAGATTGGCCGCTTCAGTTGCAATATCTTCTTACCATAAGGAAACAAATGATAGTTTCTCACAAACAATGATGGAACTTTATAAGGATGGTATTATCAACGAAAAACTTATTGAAACAATTAAAGAGTATGGTGAGGATACAATCGATGCTGTGATCAATCACGAAAACGATTATAACTTTGACTATTTTGCTTGGAGATCTTTACAAGAAATGTATTTGTTGAAGAAACCAACTGGTAAAGTAATCGAAAGACCACAACATATGTATATGAGAGTCGCATTGTGGGTAACAACAAACATTACCGATGCTTTTGAATACTATAAATCGTTATCAGAGCAGTTAATTTCAAAGGCAACACCTATCATGATTAACGCGGGAACAAAAGTTCCACAGTTAGCGTCTTGTGTATTACACTATAACGATGCTGACTCAAGAAAAGGTTTATTGGATACCTTAACAGATATATCTACATTCTCTTCAGACGCTGCGGGTATCGGACTTTCTATGTCTAACATCCGTAGTAAAGAAAGTAGAATCTCAAGTTCAGGTGGTTATGCCGGTGGACTATTAAAATACCTTAAGATTGTGAATGAGTCACTTAGATTCTTTAATCAACAAGGTCGTAGACCTGGTTCAGCAGCAATCTATCTTGAACCATGGCACAAAGACATCTTTGATCTTTTGGATATTAAAAAGAATACAGGTGCTGAAGAACTAAGAGCTCGTGATTTATTTACATCATTATGGCTCCCTGATAATTTCATGAGAGCAGTTAAAAATAACGGTGATTGGTATTTGTTCTGTCCTAATGATATTAAAAAGTCGGGTCTTAAACCATTACAAGAGTGTTATGGTGATGAATATGAGTCTGTATATAATAAGGCAGTTGAATTAGGTCTTGGTAAAAAAGTTAAAGCTCAGGATATTTGGACCAAAGTTATTGAATCGCAAGTTGAAACTGGTGTTCCATACTTATGTTCTAAGGATAATGCCAATAAAAAGACTAATCATCAAAACATTGGGGTTATTAAACAATCTAACCTTTGTAATGAAATCTACCAATACACAGATGAGGAAACAACAGCAATCTGTACGTTATCATCTATGGTTTTGAAAAACTTTATCAAATCAGGAAAATTTGATTTTGAACTTTTATACAATGAAGTTAGAAAGGTTGTTAGATCTTTAAACAAAGTTGTGGACATCAACAACTACTCAACAGAAAAAGGTAGAAAAGGTGGGTTAGAACAAAGAGCAATTGCAATTGGAACTCAAGGTTTGGCGGACGTATTCTATTTAATGGATTACATCTTCACATCAGAAGAAGCGAAACAATTAAATAGAGACATTTTTGAAACAATCTATTACGCGGCAATCTACGAAAGTAACCAATTGTGTAAAGATGGAAAATACGAACC